TATCTTTCGCAATAGTGTCCACATTTTCAAACTTGTTTTGTAAATGATAAGCCATCTTAATATCTTCGGGTGTGTAATGTCGGCTTACTATTTGTTCAGCAAGTTTCCAAGTTATATCTTGCAAAGGTTTCATTTCTTCTCTTGCTTTTAGATATGCCTCTTTCTCTTGCGTATCTTCTGCCTCGATATGAACACGCATACGATTGCCAATCTTATTTCTGTACTCTTGATTTAGTCTTATTCTAGCCATTTCTTTCCTCTCTTTCTATTTCTTCTTTTAGCATTTTTTCTTGTTGAAGTAAATATATTTGCATATCTTTAATTGCAAGTAATTTACCATACAGACTTCCACTTCTGGAAACTTTATTAATTGCATCTGCAGTTTTAAACATTTGATCTGATATTTCTTTATTTGTTTGCATATTTGCCTTTCTGTTAATTATTAAAATTAAGTTAAAATATCACTTGACTTATCATTTGTCAAGCATTATATAGGAGATATTATGAATTATACAGAATGTTTAATATGTCATTGTAACCCAAAACCTGATGAATGGTCAGGACAGGTTCAGGGGGTTTGCATTGATTGTGGATAGTGTTTTTTTAATACCAATATTAGGGTTCGCCTTTTTATTGTATATGATTATTAAAGACGTTTGGTTCGATTAAATTTGAACTTGGGTCAGGTAGTAATGACTAGTGAGTCATGGTCCTGGTAACAGGATCACAGAAAAGCGCAAGTTACTACTTGACCCTAAACTTGAGCCCTGATCACTGGTCCCGGGACAAAAGTTCGGTAACGCCAGTGATCTGGGGTCAAGTACATAGTTAATTACTATTAGGCCCTGCTCGAGCCTTAAACAATTACTGTCGGGCCTCAGCGTACTTGGCCACTTTAGAATGATTCTAAAGTAGAAAGTATAAAAGCTACAAGCCGCAAGCTTCAAGCAGCAAGCTGGCTTGACAGTGAGTCCTAGATCATGTAGGATAAGTATAGAAGGGAATAATATGGATGATGAAGTAATACATGCAATAAATAATAATCTCAGTAGACTAGCCAATGCAATGGAAGAGATCCTGCGCCTGGTAAAGAAAGATATGGAAAAGTATGAAGAGAAAAATAAGAAGTAAACACAACGACCTGATGAACTACTTCATCCATGATGAGCGGGACCTGAGTCCTGCTTATGTGAAGAAATGCGAGCGCTTCCTGCATTCCCTGAGACATGCCGGGCTGATAACTAAGAAGGATGCAAACACGCTATTCAAGCTACAAGCTGCAAGCTCCAAGCTTGACTAAATAATAATATAGGATATAATAGGATCATGAAATTAAACAAACTAATCAAAAAAATAAATAAAGAAAACACACCGCCAGACGGCTGGAAGCCTGAAGACGATATTAAAAAAGCCATCAATTGGGACAAGTTAAAAGATCCCAAAGTATTAAAACAATTAGACAAAATATTTAAATGTTAATTAAGAAAGCAAAAGAAATAACCGGCGGCCTGACGTATACATCCAAGATGCCCGGACCATCATACAACACACCAGCCAGCCGCTGCATTACAGGCGCCAAGCTCCGCAATGTTAAAAATTCTGTATGTTCCAGCTGCTACGCCCTGAAGGGTAACTACAAAAGATTTCCAAAAGTTGAAGAGGCCCTGGAGAGAAGGTATCAGAGTCTCAAGCGACAAGCATGGGTCCCGGCCATGGCTACACTGATTCGAAAGCATAAATATTTTAGATGGCATGATGCCGGAGACATACAGTCGATGGCCCATCTGGAGAATATATTCGAGGTTTGCAGGTTAACGCCTGAGACCAGACACTGGATGCCAACAAGAGAAGCAAAATTTTTGAACCTAATGGATCCGGACATAGTTCCGTCAAATTTAATTATTAGAATGAGCTCGCATATGATTGATCAACCTCCGGTAAAATTCTGGCCGTGGACATCGACCGTCTCCAGCTCGACGAAGACATGTCCTGCCGCGGACCAGGGCAACCAATGCCGGGACTGTAGAGCATGCTGGAACAGGAGCGTGAGCAATGTCACATACCCGAAACACTAACGACAACCTCCATGCAGAGAACACGAACCGGTTCGTAAAAGCTGCAAGCGTCAAGCACCAAGCTTCGAGAGCTCCAAGCAACAAGCGTCAAGCCCCAAGCAGCAAGCATCAAGCTTCAAGCCGCAAGCGACAAGCTCTGTGATCCGTGAACCACGGTACATCTGAACAAGTTTCGAGGACCTCGGACCGAGGGCCTCGGCTATGATAAAAGTATTTATTGGATGTGTCTTATGGAACGCAATTTGATGCGGAGAAAATTTAAGTTTATTCCCTCGAGTAACTTTTAACTCGACAGTAAAAAAAGTGGAATTAGCATTATAACCCAATAGATCAGGGCACCCAAGTAAGCTAAGGTTTTCCAGCCTTGTCCATAAAATCCTGGATGATTTTTTACGAAGTTTCTGATATAATTTTGCCTCTGGACCCATGTCTTTATCGAGGTAACTACCTCGTGCATTAGTAGTCTTTTTGTAACTTATCTGGCAGTATAATACTAGATGGTTTTTGAGTTTTTAAAACTAATCGATGTGCGGTATGACCTGTGAAACCTGGGATGGGCGCTTCATTCTCATGCACTTCCATTCTCCTAACATCATACAACGTACCATTAACTTCACAAAGTATTACAGCATTTTTCACTGCATCGGATCCTTGTGTGAAACTGGATAAAAATTGTTGGAGGTCTTGTACTCGCATTAAATTTTAACTTTCAGAATATTTACGGTTGTTTTCTAAATCTTGTATTTGCCGTGCTAACTTTTTATTGTCAGCATGAAGCTCTATAACCTCCTGCTCCACCTCTGTCAAGCGACTCTGTAAGTGTCCATTTAATTGTCTATGATCATCATTAATATTTTCTAACTCTCGTATTCTTTCTAGCTTGAACATCATCTTCTCATCTGCTTCCTTCTGACGCTCATCACTAGCTAACGCATTAGCTAAGGCTTCTTCAGCTTCAACCAACTTCGATTTCAAAGAAAAATTTGCTTTCGTAACGTCTAGTAGTTTTGCAGAAAGTTCATTAATAATTTTTTGATTACCCTCTAGCTGATTTTTATCCATTATCCACTGAGATTCTTTTTGTTTAAAATCCCAAAGTTCTTTCTGATGGTTTTCAATCAGAAGTGTTAAATCTAAATCTCCTCGGTCATCTTTCATATTGACTTTATAGGATAGTTACCTTAAATTGTCAAGTATGGGAGTTCCAAAAAGATTAACAGAAATGCAAAAAAGATTTGCTGAATACATGGTATTTGGTGGACCCGAAGGTATGATGACTCAAATGGAGGCAGCGAAGCTTGCTGGCTATAGTCCTAAGAGAGCAAAACAAGAAGGCTGTGAGTTGATGAATCCAAGACTTTCCCCGTTAGTGGCAAAATTTATGGGAGAACTCAAAGAAGAGAGACGAAAAAAATTTGAAGTAAGTTATGAAAAGCATGTTGCCGAGCTAGACAGAATTAAACAGGCTGCTCTCAAGAAGGGAAGTTTTTCTTCTGCTGTAAACGCTGAAGTATCTCGAGGCAAGGCAGCAGGATTATACATAGACAGAAAAATAATAAAACATGGGAAATTAGAAGAATTAACAGTGGAACAACTAGAAGCCAAAATGAAACAAATTTTACACGACTACGAACCTCTTCTATCTCCAAAGATTGTTGAAGGGGTAATTGAGAATAAGCCATCTAAATCTTCGTCATCTTCTTCACCCAAGGCAAAGGAATCATCGTCCGATCTCCAAAAGTAAAGCTACCATCATCTTCCTTATCATAGGAAGCAAATAGTTTAATAGCATTCTTATCTTTAGAATATAACCAACCTTCATTGACTGGGGTAGCCAGCTTCATCTTATTGAATTCTTTCTCATCAGCCCAACCAGAGTCACTAATACAATCAATCCATTCAACTCTATACTTTTGAAAGGGAATCTCGGACGGACTACTCACAACATTTAATTTTCTCTTCTTGGGCATTTTATCTTTATAACTTAAAAATCTCTATAGGTATGTAAAAAAAAAATGAAAAAACCAAAAGCTCAAAAACTTTTGGGGCTAGATAGAGCTATTGTACACATATGTCGCACTTAGTTCAAAAGTGACATTATAATCTGTCACATGACACTTTTTATTTCCACCAAATGGCAGACATTATTGTTGTATACCAACACTTCTAAGCCATTTGTACAAAAAGACACTTTTTCTAGAGTAGTTTTTATTTGAAAATTTATTTTTTTTTAGCTGCATATACAGATTCTGTCGTATGCCTTAGTTTGAACACATTTCAAACACATTTAGGACACTTTATCCTTTGAAAATTCTTCCAGTAATGCCGTCGTATCAACCTGTGCTTGTTCTTTCTCGCTATGAATTAGTTCATTGTATTGGTCCAACCTCTTAAGAAACTTATGTTTCCAGCTCCGTAAGCCCTGGTCCGTGATCCTAAATTCTTGATAATATAGATCCGGCGTACAAATCATAATGACCCCCTGCCTGATCGTGCTCCCGTAGTAGGCATCGTGGGCCATGGCGTAGGCGGCAATTTGCATATAATAATCCTCAATCCATTCTTCTCTCTTAGGTCGATTGGCTTGCTTAAAATCAACGATGGTCTCTAAATCATTGTGCAAGCATACCAGGTCAGTAGAGCCAGCATATAACCCAGGGTAATGTAGCATGACTTCCGAACCATAGATTTCTGAAACAGGCGTAAGACCCACTTCAATAATTTTTTCGGCCATGGACTTCGCCTCGCATCCGATTGGCGTAAGATCATCGTAGCCAACGTCCGTGATATGAGACTCCAGGAACTTGTGCATGCTTGTCCCCCGCTGAGAAGATAAATTCTTGATGGATTCTGCTTTTTCATGTCCTACCTTATTTTTCCACGCCGTTAGATACTCCTGATTCTTGGTCTTTGCAAGGATAGTTGTGACGCTAGGCAATTTAATTCCTTGGAAATCATAGAACCGGGTTCCGGTCTCTCCATCGGTAATTTGTTTCCCGGTGATGTAGTTGTATTTATGACTTTTTTTCATTTCTTTTTTTCCAATACTTATAAAAACCTTTATCTTGAAAGTACTTCGCGATACGATCAGCAGACACTTGACCACTGACAATACAATCATATATAATTTTATAAAATTTTTTATGCATGGTCCTCTCTTCCGGCATCAATGCTTTCTTTTATAATTTTTTTAATATAATATTCTCGTGCGGCGGCTTTGACGTGAGGAAGTTTTCTATATTCTTTCATATAATTTCTGGACCAGGCTTTACCATGTTCCGTTCTCGACCAGGCCAAGCGAGCTCGTCGGCGGCTTTCTTTATACTTATGATTACTTTGGAGTTTCTCTAAGCGATTCATTTAAATCTTTCCTTTCTTTGTTTTCTTCTTTTTCTTCTTTTTTAAAAATTTCGTTGAAACGTTTTCGGTAAATGTCGGTAGAAACACGAGATCGACCGTCCCATTTCGGTTTTTTATTTTGGGTCATATAAAATATATTTTAATGTAAGTTCTTCCCCTTTGTTAATATCTTTGACGACGGTAATATACCATTTATCAAAACCTTCGCGAATACGCGCTTGAGAGCGATGACAATTAGGGGTTTCCGAATGATTAATAAATCCTCCTAAAGGAGTTCGAATATACTCTCCATCAATTCGATAATGAGAAATTCCAAGTAAGGTTCCTTGTACTAATTTTCGTGTCGTAAACACACCTTGACCGCTAATCGCGGAATCGGCAATAATTAATTGATAAGGTAGGGGTTTGTAATTTTCTTTTTTCATTTTACGGTGGGGCCCGAAGGCCCCATGTTTTTAAAACCCATCTTTTTTGATGGATATTTTTTTACTAGGTTTTTTTAAGTTAAAGTTATAAGCTTTAACCATCGCTTCATCCCAGTCTTCTTGGTTCTGACATTTATCAAATTTCTTAGTATTTTTTTCCAATTGCTTGTAGGCAATCGTATAAGAAAAATCTTCCAGTCCAGAAACTCGGAGAAAAGCTTTACAAAACTTACCAATGTTAACAAGATTAGGAGCAAATGCTTTAATCTTCATTAACTGATTGGCTTGTTTTTGAGCACCCTCTAAACTAGCAACTTTAAAATCACCCATTTTAAAATCTTTTAGTCCTTTGCCTGCGCTGTGTTGTAAGGGTTGTCCGTACAACAAGAATAAAGCAATATCAAATTTTAAAGAATAAGTTTTAAGAAAAGTAGCAATTTTTAGATACTCTACATGATTCCAATGATTCTTATGACAATAGGCCTTTAGATAATCGTGTCGGGTCCATGATTTTTGAGAAGTGTTAATAAGAAGAACATCTTTAATAGTTGTTTTACGACTCACAATATACATAACTGGAATGTCCAGAATTTTGCATGAAGTGAAACGTCTTTGACCATCAATGATTTCATTCTTTTCATTAATAATAATCGGCTGTAACTGTCCTCTCTTTTGAATACTTACAACCAGTTCCGCAACGTGATTATCATCAACATCTCGGTTATCTTCCATTAGTTTAAATTTACTGTAGTTCCGCGTGTATAATACATCGGTGTCCAGTTTGGCATCATTTTTTAATTTATCTAATGAATAATGACGACCTAACATGGGAACAGTATTTCCTTGCCATTTAGAAAACATCTCATCTTTGGGTTTAGAAATATTAGTAATAAATCTTCGTTTACTACCTTTATTTCTATCTCTTTTTTTCTTCATTTATTTCCTTTCTCATGAGTTAATTAAAAATAAGGTTATAAACGAAACCCATGTAACATTTATAACTTGGTTTGTTTCTTTCATGCTTCCTATATAGTCCTTCTGTGAACTAAGTTCAAGTCTTTTTTTGCAGTATTTGTATCGCTGAGGCTTGGGGAGAATAAGGCTAAATTGTGACTAACATATAAACACTTAATAAAGTCACGAAAGTTAGGGTACTAAAAATAATAATAAAAAAAGGAGGCATTTATTTAGGGTTTGTTTTTGTTTTAATAGAATCATAGACATGTTTTTTAATGTCTTTTTCTGTTGCCATAATGGTAAGAACGTCAACTCCATTATAGGCTTTCACATAAGCATTATGGGAAACAGCCACACTTCCTCCTGCAGTGATGAGCGCAAACTCAGTGCAAGAATGGGTTACTATTGTAATGGTCAGTAGAATTGTTATCTGACGAATCCGATGTAGGATTGTATACATAATATTCTCCTTCTGAATCACATTCCCAACACTGGTGAACGTTCTCCACACTATTTGGTTTTTTACCAAGTAGTTTTAGCATATAATTACTTGGTTTTATTTTAACAAAGCCATTGCCATTACATATATCACAAATAGCTTTATGTACTCTATATTTTTTTAATTTTACCATTTAACTTCTT